TGGAAAGACTACAGGAAACCATCTAAGCAACCTGAACTGCAAGAAGTATGGAAACTTGATCAACAAACTGTGAGTAACAGGGATCCAGACCCTGAATATACTCTGGACATCAACAAGACACCTTATACACAAGGCCTAATACTCACAGCAATAGTCAAAAAAATACTATTTGACTATTTCAAACAAAAATCCATACAACCAGAAGAAGTTAATTGGTTCATACAATCAGAAGTAGGAAAGGACTCGGGCCTACACATACACTGCCTACTACAATCAGACAAAATACAACAAGCCTCTGGCAAATGGATGGTAAAACTCTTTGCAGAAAAATGGGGCCTATACTTATGCGGAGCATTGCCTTTTCACAAAGACACATTACAACACTTCTTCAACCAAACCAAATTCAGACAACTAGTTGAAGAAAATGACTGGGTCCAAGTGCTCTGCTACACACATCCACAGACAAAAAAGAAGTATGTTAAACCAATCTTCTTCACTGAACTCATCACTAAATACTTTCTGCAAAAAACACCATGCAAAACTGACTCTGACACTGGATACATCTACAGCTCAGATGGTGCCTTTGCCTTTAACAATCTAAACCACAAAAGCAGAAAACTGGTCAGTGAGCACATACAAAGAATTCTTTCTCAAAAACAAGAAACCAAAGTCACTGACATACAACCACAAGAAAAAAAAAGAAAGAGATTAGAAACTGCTAAAGAAACAACCATTAAAGAAACCATCCAAACTCTCACAGACAACAAACTCCATACACAAGAAAAATGGATGCTTGGTGATCCAGACTCATACATAGCACAAATTGCCAATCCAGGAGGAGAAACTATCATCAAAGCCACACTTGATATAGTCACTTTAAAGATGAGTGTAGAAAAAACAGCATACCAACTCATCACAGAACATGATCACTCAAACTGCACAAAACCAAAAAAAACCAAAGCATGGAAAATCATCAAAAGAAACAAATACAATCCATACAAAGTCTACCATGCAATCATGTGCTGCTTAAACAAACAGATGGGCAAGAGAAATACCATCTTACTATGTGGACCAGCTAGCACAGGCAAAAGCTTAATAGCTCAACAAATAGCAAAGCTAGTTGGTAATGTAGGATGCTACAATGCAAGCAATGTCAACTTTCCATTCAATGACTGTTGCAATAGAAACCTAATATGGATTGAAGAAGCAGGAAACCTAGGAACTCAAGTAAACCAATTCAAAGCTATCATGAGTGGTCAATCCATCAGACTTGACCAAAAAGGCAAAGGCAGTAAATCTATTGAACCAACTCCAGTGATCATGACTACCAATGAAGACATCACCAGAGTAGTCATCGGTTCTGAAACCAAACCAGAACACAGACAACCAATCATGGATAGATGCTTAAGAGTACACCTCAAACATAGACTATCAGGTGACTTTGGACTACTATCTGATGAAGAAATTCCTGCCATATTCAGTCACTTGGTCAAAAAAGGCTTTCTGCCTACACTAGCCAACTACTGCAACAGATGGGGCGGTCCTCCAACTTGGGAAGAAAACTGGGACGCAGAGCCTCAAGAGCTTCATTCTAAAAAATCAGACGACGAGGACGACGACGAGGACAACAGCAATCCAGCACCATGTCCGTCTGCAGGAACTGCACGTACACTTTCTGAGAGTCTAGACCCAGCAGGCCAAGACATAGATTTCCAACTTCTGCTGCAAAGTCTTGAAGAAGATTTTGCAGGTGAAGAGGAAATTGAGTGTGGTCAGGACCTAACGAAGTGCGGTCAAGACCTCATGGGTGACTCAGCGGATGCCACCAACTAACCGAGAGCGAAAAGGTAAGAACATTTTACTTTAGTTTCATTCTCTAATCATGCAACCATCCGTCTATATCTCACCAATACTCACTCCTCTGCTGGGTGGATTTCTACTTCTCCTGCTACTGGATCTGCTTATGCTCTACATCTTCTGCAACGGCATCTGGAACTGCCACTACCAAACTAACTTCATGATGCATTCCAAAAACACTGCCAGAACTCTCATCACTGGACTACTACCAACCTTATGCACCTTATCTATCACCTGTCTCATCTGGGGACTCTTCATCTGGGCCTACTATACTTACTCTCATACAAAAGAAAAAACTCAATGTGGAATATGGGACTGCAAAACAATGTGCCATATAATTGGCAAAGTGGATCCTAATAAGACTCTATCTTGGGCTCACCAGAACTGGACACTAACTTGTCATACTTATATCTAGGTTGGGTTCCTCCTGGATACAACTATCTCGGACCTGGAAATACAAACTTCAACAAAGAACCAACCAACTTATCAGACAAAGCAGCTCGCAAACACGATTTGGAATACAACAAACTTCTAAAACAGGGACATAATCCATATATATACTTCAACCACGCCGACGAAGACTTCATCAGAGAAACCAACCAAGCAACAGACTGGGGAGGAAAATTCGGCAACTTCATCTTTAAAACCAAAAAGCATCTGGCTCCACAACTGGCTCCTCCAAAGAAAGACAAACCATCCACATCCAAAGAAGAACCTCGCTACTCCTTCAGACACATCAAAGGAGGCACCAAGCGAGGTAAGCCATTTTATATCTTTGTAAATAAAGCTAGAGCAGCTAAAAGGGCACGCATGTCTGAAAGCGCAGACGCAACACAACAAGATGACCAACCAAACCAGCCAGTTGGGGCGACTGGAGGGAAAGGTGGAGGAGGTGGCGGCGGAGGTGGAAGCGGTGTTGGGCACAGTACTGGTACTTTTAATAATCGTGTTGAGTACCATCATCAAGGCGATGAAGTTATTATCATCTGTCATGCAACCAGACACGTCCACCTCAACATGTCAGACAGAGAGGAATATATCATCTATGACACAGACAGAGGTCCCAGGTTTCCAACTGACCAATCTCTAGAGGGTAGAGATACCATAAATGACTCTTACCATGCCAAAGTAGAAACACCATGGCACCTCATCCATGCAAACAGCTGGGGATGCTGGTTCTCACCTGCAGACTGGCAACATCTAACAACAATTGTCAGAGACCTAGTACCAATCCAACTAGACCAAGAAATTGACAACATTGTCATAAAAACAGTAACCAAACAAGGCACAGGACAAGAAGAAACAACACAATACAACAATGATCTCACAGCACTCTTAGAAATTGCAGAAGATAAAAGCAACATTCTACCATGGGTCTCTGACAACATGTACATAGACTCACTGGGTTACATTCCATGGAGACCTAGTAAACTACCAACATACTGTTACCATGTAAACTACTGGAATACAATTGACATGGCAGCAGGACCACAAAAAAATCAATGGCAAGTACGCAAAAAAGAAATCAAATGGGAAGACTTACAATTCACAACAATAGAAAACTCAATACCAATTGACCTACTCAGAACAGGAGACAAATGGGAAAGCGGAACATATCACTTCAACACAAAACCAACAAAACTAGTTTACCACTGGCAAAGCACAAGACACACAGGCTCATGCCATCCAACTACATCACCTACTACAGAAGGAGGACAAGGAACAAATGTAGCAACCGTCAACTCATGGCAATGGGGTGACAGAAGCAACCCAACATCAGCATCCACATCTGTCAGAAACTGCCACATTGGATATAGCTGGCCAGAATGGCAATTCCATTACAGTACAGGCGGACCTTGCATAAACCCAGGTGCACCATTCAGCCAAGTACCATGGGGAAGCACAGCAACAGGAACCAGACTAACACAAGGTGCATCAGAAAAAGCCATATACGACTACATGCACGGTGATGCAGATCCTGGTATGCGAGAAACTTGGTGGCAAGCAAACCAACAAATGACAGGACAAACAGACTGGGCACCAAAAAATACTCATCAATCTGAACTAAATGACACTGTACCAACTAGAACTGAAGTCTGGACACAAGCATATCACAACACCTTCGGACCTTTCACTGCAGTAGATGATGTTGGACCACAATATCCTTGGGGAGCAATCTGGGGAAAAGAACCAGAAACAACACATAAACCAATGATGTCAGCACATGCACCATTCCTACTAAATGGACCACCAGGTCAAATCCTAGTCAAACTAGCACCAAACTATACTGACCAACTAGACAACAACGGACTACTTACAGGAAGAATAGTCACTTATGCAACATTCTGGTGGTCAGGCCGTCTCATCTTCAAAGGAAAAGCAAGAACACCAAGACAATGGAACACCTACAACCTTCCAGATATA